AAGAAGCTTATACGCACCTTATGTAGTACACAGAGGATTAGGTTCTTCTTCCTTAATGGCACTTGGATAAATGTCCAACTCTATTGGCAAAATGCGTTTTAGAGTTAAAGTAGAAACAGCTACTAATACTCGTGATACAGGCGGTGGTCTATCACAATCTTACACACCAGTTACTTTTATTTACGCTAACATTAAGCCACTAAAAGCCGATAGCACCTATAGACAAGGGATAGTGCAAGAAAAGGTCACACACGAGGTTACAATTCGCCACATGGACAATATATCTACTAATCATAGGATAAGTTTTGGTAGTAGGTTGTTTGATATAAAAGGAATTATAAATGTAGATGAAAGNTCAAGATTTTTAAAACTATTATGTGCTGAAGGTGTAGCAATATGAGTGTTGACCTAAAAATAAAAAACTTAGACGCTTTTAACAAAAAACTTAATAAAAAGTTACAAGATAATAAAGTAAAAGCTTATGTTACAAGAGCAACACTTATGGTGCAAAACACAGCAAAAGAAAGCATTACTAAAGGTGGTACAGGTACTTTATATCAAAAGTATGAGCCTAGAAGAAGTCATAGAGCATCTGCACCAAATCAACCACCAGCTAGTGATACAGGATTTTTAGTAAGTCAAATATCTATGAAAGTTGATAAAAAAGCAGATGGAAGTGTAATAGGTCAAGTAATATCAGCAGCACCTTATTCTGCACATTTAGAGTTTGGTACAACACAAATGACTGAAAGACCTTTTATGCAACCTGCATTAGAAAAAAATCGCAGAAAAATACACGCTATGTTTAAAAAAGGTGTACTAAAATGAGTATCGGACAGTTTCAATTACAAAGTACTGTGTATTCAGCATTAAATGTAAGTGCTATTACATCAACACTTTCTTGTGGTGTTTATGACGAAGTTATTGAGGGTAATACCTACCCTTTTATCACTTTAGGTGAAGAGACTGCCATAGATTACAGTACTGTAGACTTAAATGGTGGTGAATACACGATCAACATACACATTTGGTCACAATATAAAGGAAGTAAAGAAACTAAGGAAATAATGGACAAGGTACACGATTTATTGCATGATAGTAATCTAAGCGTTACTGGATTTAATCTTATTAATTTAAGATTTGAGTTTAGTGACATAATGAGAGACACAGATGGTGTTACTAGACATGGAGTCATGCGATTCCGAGCAATAATATTAGGTACTAACTAATTTTATAGGAGAAAAATATGGCAGCACAGAAAGGTAAAGATGTCTTAATGAAAATTAACACTAGTGGTTCTACTTATGTAACCATCGGTGGTCTTAGGTCAACATCAATAACTCTTAATGATGAAGCAGTAGATATAACTAATAAAGATAGTCTTGGCACTAGAACTTTATTAGCTGGTGCAGGGGTAAACAGTATTTCAGTTAGTGGATCAGGAGTTTTTACTGATTCAACAGCAGAAGCACTTGTAAGAACTACATTCCAAGCACAGCAAAACTCATCTGATGGTTCATCTGCACAAACACCTGCATTTAAAAGCTTTCAATTCTTGATTCCTGATTTAGGAACTTATACAGGTTCTTTCATGATAGCAAGTATGGAGTTTGCAGGAGAGTTCAATGGTGAAGCGACTTATTCATTCACATTTGAATCTGCAAGTTATGTAACATTTGCAGCAGTGTAATATGAAGCAAGTTAAGGTTAAACATAACAAAAGTCTTGTAGATGGAATGTTATATAAAGGTGAACTTGTTTTACCTGCTAATGTAAAAGTTGGCGAGACTGTAAACATTGATGGGAAAGAAACCAAAGTCTTATCTACAAATGTAGATTACAGAGACAATATACAAACAATTCAGGTTGCAAACGCAACTTTAGATAAAGGAGAAAAGTCAGATGGCGAATCCACTGAAGGGTGAAATACCTCTAACACTTGGCAAAGAAACTTATAAATGCAGACTAACTATAGATGCATTAGTAAGAATAGAAGACGAACTAGATAAAGGCATTTTAGAATTAGCTACTGCCATTGCTGAAGCTAAAGTGCGTGTTCGCACATTAATCGTTGTTTTAAAGAATGCACTACGAGGTGGTGGCAATGATTTTGATGATAAAAAGATAGGCTCTATTATTCAAGAAGTAGGAATAGTAGTTGCATCAACCGAAGTAGCTAAACTCTTAGCTGCTACATTAACCGACAACGACTCAGACGAGGAAGATAAAAAAAAAGAACAAGTAGCGTGAACACTGCACCAATACAATGGTCTGACTTCTATAAGATATGTGTTGGTATGATGAATATGCGACCTGATGATTTTTGGAATATATCTCCTCGTGAAATGTATTTAGCTTTAAAAGGTTTTAAACAATTTAATGGTTCTGAAGAAAAAGAAGAACCTATGACTAAAGATAGGCTAGAAGAAATGATGGAGTTATATCCTGATGGCTAAGATAGACGAACTTGTAATTCAGATCAAAGCTGATACTAAACAGCTTAAAAAAGAATTAAATCAAATACAAGGTAAGATTAAAACTACTGGAGCTGCTGGTGGTGCTGCATTTGGTGGAATGGCAGGTGCAATGTCTAAAGCAAAAGGCGGTGCTTTATTACTTACTGGTGCTTTAGTCGGTGTTGGTGTAGGTATATCAAAAATTGCAAAAGTTGGTGCAGGTTTTGAAGATTTAAAAGATTCGTTAAATCAAGTATTTGGAAGTATTGATGCTGGTGATGCAGCTATGAGCAAAATATTTACATTTGCACAAACAACACCATTTCAAATAGAAGATGCAACAAAGGCATTTATAGCACTTAAATCAGCAGGTATTGAACCTAGTATGGATATGTTACAAACATTTGCTGATACTGCTTCTGTTTCAGTTGACCAATTAGGAACATTTGAAGCACTAATAAGAATGGTACAAAGGTCAGCTTCAGGTGGTATGGGTCTTGAAGAATTAAATATGATTTCTGACAGAGGTATAGATGTTCTTGGAATTTTAGGTGAAAAATTAAATTTAACTAAAGACGATGTAGCTACATTTGGTAAAACTGCTGAAGGAGCAGCAGCTATGGTCAAAGCGTTGACTGAAGGATTGAATGAAAAATTTGGTGGTGCAATGGAAGCTAAAATGGATAATTTATCTACAAAAACTTCTAATATGACAATTGCATTTAAACAAATGGCAGATGAAATTTTTACAAGTGGTTTAGATAATATTTTAAAAGGTATAGCAGATAGATTTACAGATATAGCTAATTCAATAGCAGAAGCTATGAGATTATCAAAGGGTGAAGCATCATTAGAAGACTTAGGAATAATACTTGCCGATGATGATGACCCTGAAGATGCTCTTTTTGCATTAGATGCTTTAGTGGCTAATACACAAGCAAAATTAGATGAAATTGATAAAATAAAAAAATCACCTGAATTTAAAGCTGCTATGCAAAACCCTGCAATGGACGGAATGGCAAGTTTGTCATTAATGGAAGCTATGTTAGGACCAGTTAGTGAAACTGAATTAACTAACATAATAGCTAGTGCAGTAAAACAAATTAAAATTATAGAAAAAAGAATAGATGAAGAAACTACAAAAAGAGCAAACAAAGATGCGTTAGGTGGTGGTAATAAATTTATAGCTGGAGATATAGAGGGTTTAATTGAATTTCAATCAACTTTTAAAAAGCTAGTACAAGATACAATACCTGAAACACAAAAACTACAAGACCAAATAGATTTTATTGCAAATCTTATGGCTACAGGTGATGAAAAAGAGTTAGCAGGTATTATGGGTTTTCTTGGTGTAAAAGATGTACAAGAAATGCAAGATGTAATAGACCACTTAGGAAAACTTAAAGGTGAATTAGTTGAGGTGTCACAATTTAGTAGTGAAATGCAACAAACAATAATTAATGCATCTAATGCATTCACAACAGACTTTGTTAATTCGTTACTTGAAGGTGAAAGTGCTTTAGCTAGTTTTAAAGATTTTGCACAAAGTATGGTTTCACAAATTATTGCGATATTTTTACAAATGGAAGTAGTTAATAGAATATTAGCTGAAATATTTCCTAACTTTCAAGGACAAGTTGGTACAGGGTTGTTTGATAAATCTGCAAGTGGTGGCACTGTCCAAAAAGGTAGACCTACATTAGTTGGAGAAAGAGGAGCAGAGATATTTGTTCCACATAGTGGTGGTACTATTATGAACAATATGAATAGCAGAAATGCTATGGGTGGTGGAACTACAGTTATAAATCAATCTATTAACTTTGCTACTGGTGTTGTGCCTACAGTAAGAGCTGAAGTTATGAAGATGATGCCACAAATAGCAGATGTAACAAAAGGTGCAGTAGCAGAAGCTGCAATGCGTGGTGGTAATTATAGGAGAGCATTACAAGGTGGCTAAACTAATTACAATGCCCACAACACCTAACTTTATTAGAAGCAACTTTTCGCTTATAAGAACAGTAGGAACGACTGTATCGCCTTTTACAGGTAAAACAAAAACACAAGAGTTTGATGGTGTTTATTGGACAGCAGAAGTTTCATTACCACCTATGCGTAGAGACGTAGCTTTAAATTGGCAATCTTTTCTTTTAGAACTTAATGGTCCTGTAAACACATTTAAGTTTACTGATCCTGATGCACTATCTAATTTAGGTACATATTCAACATCTTTTTTAACAAGTGAATTAAGAACTAATAACACAAGTGTAACCCTTTCATTTAACAGCAACGGAACACTTACAGCAGGTGCTTCTACATTTAGTAGTACAAAGGTAGGAGATTTTATTGTTGTGACAGGTGCTACAAACGAAGAAAACAATGGTACTTTTAAAGTTACAACAGTTACAAGTGCTACAGTTGTAGTCACAGATGGTAGTTTTACAACAGAAAACTCTACTGCTAGTTGTAAGGTTAGAACCAATGTAAAAGGTGCAACTGGTCTATGTTTACGAGCATCAGCAAGTGGTGCTAGTGGAACTATTAAAAAAGGAGACTATCTTCAGATACAATCAGCAGCAGTTACCACATCAACACCAGCACAATTAGTTATGGTTACAGAAGATGCTACAGCAATAGCAGATAGTGGTAATGATTTTTATGCAGTTAAAACAGAACCCAAATTAAGGTCTGATCTAGCAAGTGGTCATTATGTTGTATTTACAAATCCTAAAGGTAACTTTAGATTAATTAGCAATGAAGTGAATTGGAGTGCAGATAAAATATCTAATTATGGTATTAGCTTTTCATGTATTGAGGTAATTTAAATGGCTACACGACAAGGATTAGATAGTTCTATTGTCAATCGTTTAGGTGCAGATGAACAAGCTATGTTTCTTGCTGTAAAAGCCGAGTTTGATACAGGAACAATTAGACTATGGACTGGTATTGATGATTTAACTATAAGTAGTGAATCTTATACTGGTGCAGGTGAATTATTATCAATTAGTAATGTAGAAGAAAGTACTGATCTTAAATCAGCAGGATTGACTGTAGGCATATCAGGAATGGACACTACAGTTTTAAATTACGCATTAACTGAAAATTATCAAAATAGATTTATAACTTTGTTTCTTGGTTATCTTATGGGTAAAACAAATGAGGTAGCAGGTACTTTAGTTTTATTCAAAGGAAGAATGACAACTCTTTCCGTCACTGATACACCTAATGGCTCTAACATAAGTATCAATGCAGAAAATAGATTAATTGATTTAGATAGACCTTCTAATTTTAGATACACCAAAGAATCACAAAACTTTTTACACTCAGGAGACACAGGATTTAATAGAGTTGCATCATTACAAGATAAAGAAATAGTATGGGGTAAACAATCTGATACTGTTGGTGGTGGTGGTACTGGTCGTGGAACTGATAGTGTAGCAAGAAATAGCGTTAGAAGATAATGAAAAAAGTTATAGATTGGGAAATTAAATTTAATCAATTTATTGATAAACATAAAAATAAACCTTTTGTTTGGGGTTCTTGGGATTGCTGTAAATTCTCAAATGCACTTATTAAAGAAATAACAGAAGAAGATTTAATACCTAAATCATTAAAATGGAAAGATGAAAAAACTGCAATGGAATCTATAGCTAAATATGGTGGTGATTTATTAAACAGTATAAAAAAGGCTTGCATGTCAAAAAAAGTAAATCAAATTAATCCAGCTTTTATGAGTAAAGGCGATCTAGTTGTATATAAAGAAGAGTCACAATTAGTTGGTATATGTGATGGTATGTATATTCTTACACCTACAGATGATTGTATAGGTGTAAAAACAAATGTTGATGTGCTTGGAGTGTGGCGTATAGATGGCTAAACAAGTTAAAGCTGCAGTAATCGCTGCAGTCATAGTTTTAACAGCAGGTGCAGCTACTGTAGGTTTTGCAGGAACAGCATTAACCTTTACTACAGCAGCAGGTGTAACAACTGGTCTCACAGCTTTAGGTATGGCAGTTTTTACATTTACCACAACCCTTATTGGTGGTCTTATTGGAAAAATGACATCAAAAGGCATTGATGCTTCTGCAGGTAACTTTGGAACTAAATTTGCAACAAGAGAAGCAATATCTCCAAGACAGCTCATATATGGACAAGCACGAGTTGGTGGAACTATTGTACACATGGAAACATCAGGTACAGATAATTTTTTACTGCACATGGTCGTTGCTATAGCAGGACATGAAATAGAAGAACTTACAAACATAAGACTTAACGATAATGACCTTACAACAACTACCAGCACTATAAGTGGTTCAACTGTTTATACAGTTACTAATTCAGATTACACAAATACAGATAACGATAATAATTTTGGTAGTGGTAGATTAATTAGATATATAGTACAAGACGGAAGTCAAACTGCTGTTGATGGTTTTATGAACGCACAACTTGCATCTATGGGAACTACTGATAAATTTTTAGGTGTAGCTTATGTATATATGCAAATGGTGTTTGATACAGAAGCATTTGGTGGTGGAATACCTGCAACATCATTTTTAGTTAAAGGTAAAAAATGTTTTGATCCAAGAACAAACAATACAGTTTTTACAAATAACCCTGCATTACATATTAGAGATTATTTAACAAATACAGAGTATGGAATAAGAGCAGTATCTGCTGAAATTAATGACACAACAAATGCTGGTGGTTTTGCAAGTGCAGCTAATACTTGTGAACAAGATGTAACTTTAGCAGATGGTTCTAGTACAGAAAAAAGATATACAGCTAATGGATTTTCTAATTTTAGTGCTAATGGTAATGGCGTTATAGAAAGTCTTCTAAGTGCAATGGCAGGTAAGATGTCTTATGTAAATGGTAAATTTAATGTATTTGCTGGTGCTACACAGACGCCATCTTTAACAGTCACAGATGATGATTTACTAGATGCAGTTCAAGTACAGACAAATCCTAACTCAGGTAATTTATTTAACGCTGTCAAACCTATATATGTAGACTCTACTCAAAACTATGTAGCAGCAGATGCACAAGTCTATCAAGATACAACATTTTTAAATGCTGATACACCAACTGGGGAATCAACAGCTAATTATAAAAAACAGATGGAAACACAATTACCATTTACAGTAACAGATACTATGGCACAAAGACTTGGTAGAATTGCCTTAAAAAGTCAAAGACAAACTACATCTATTAGTCTTTTAGCAAGTTTAAAATTTATGCGATTACAACCTGCAGATTGGGTTTATGTAACAAATACAAGATTAAATTATTCACAAAAAGTATTTGAAGTGATTTCTACTAATATGGAAGTAATAACTGATGGTGATGTGCCTATGATGGCTACTAGATTAGAACTTAAAGAAGTAGCGTCAAGTGTATTTGACTTTGCAACTAATGATTACACAACAGGACAATCTGAAGGATCAGATGTAGGCACAGGAACATATGCAGTAACTGCACCAAGCAATCTTGCTTTAGCACAACAAACTAACAAAGATGGTGTAACAACAAAAGTAGATATAAAAGCCACTTGGACTAATAACTCTAGTGATAAAGTTACGCTTACAGAGGTTGCGTATAAGCTATCAACTGATGGTGCATATACATCAGACTTCACTGTAGGAAAGGGTGTTGCTGTGGCACTTCTACCGAATGTTGTAGTAGGAAAAACATATAATGTAAAAGCAAGGCATATAGATGTAAATGGTGTTGCTAGTGCTTATACC